AGAGGAATCGGATTTATAAAATAATATAATGTCAGTTTTATTGGTTGATGGTGATAATTTACTTACCATAGGATTTTATGGTGTTAAGAATTATTTCTACAAAGGAGAACACATAGGTGGTATATATCATTTTCTTAACACATTACGTAAGTCATTTGAATACTATCATTTAAATAAAATTGTTGTTTTTTGGGATGGCCATGATGGTTCAAGCGAAAGACGAAAATTATATGTACATTATAAAGAAAATAGACGCGAAAGGATTCGTTCAGAAGAAGAACTTAATTCCTACACCTATCAAAGAAATCGTATTAAGCAATACTTGGAGGAGCTTTATGTTAGACAAGGTGAATTCGAGTATTGCGAAACCGATGATAGTATCGCATATTACACACAGAATTCAGAAGAGGATATCATTATTTATTCATCAGATGGGGATTTAACACAACTAGTTAAAAAAAATGTTAAATTATACAACCCATCACATCAAAAGTTATATCAAGAAAAAGAATCGTTTATCTACAATCACGAAGAAATTTTAATAGAAAATGTAAAATTTGTTAAAATGTTTTGTGGCGATAGTTCAGATAACATTGCGGGTATTAAAGGAATGGGAATTAAAAGATTTCTAACCTTTTTTCCGGAAGCAAAAGTTAATAAATTATCGGTTGAGGAAATTAGGACTAAAACTAATTTATTGTTTGAACAAGATAAACACAATAAGACATTAGCAAATTTATTAACCGGAGTAACTAAATATGGAGTATTTGGTGACGAGTTCTATGATATAAATGAGAGAATTGTAAGTTTAGAAAAACCATTTTTAACTGACGATGCGAAAGAAGTAATAAATCTTCTTATCAATGAAAGTTTAGACCAAGAAGGTCGTTCATATAAGAATGCGATGAAAATGATGACTGATGATGGATTATTCAATGTACTACCAAAATCCGATGATTCTTGGATTAAGTTCTTAAATCCATTCCTAAGATTAACAAGAAAAGAAAAAAATATAATAAAAACAAAAACAATAAAAGTAAAAAACAATGAATAACAATCAAGACAACATTACTAAATTTGAATTTCTCTTGACACTAGAAAACAATATAGTGTGTCAAAGATATTTCAATGTAAGAAATCACGTTGCACAATCTAGATGTTCTTTAGATTTACACTACTACGTGAAAAATATTTCTGAAGAAATTCAGGAAGATTTGAAAATAAAAAGTTCCAACTACATGTGCGAAAATCAAAATTTTATCCTCAATTCAGAGAATGTGGAAGACGCGGCAAATCAAGAAAAAGAACATTTTTTATTGGAAATTAAGCTAGGTGAGGATGTATTTATTTCTAGAATATTTCCTGCGTACTACTACCACCCAAAAGCTAGATATACAGTTGACATTCGTCCAAAACTTAAGAGATTTTTGTCAGATTTAACTGACATTTTATCATCTTATGAGTTGGAGACGACTTACTTACAATATGAATTATAATTTAAAAACAGACTATTAATTATTACTATGGAAGAAAGGAATTTTGGTAATTTAGGATTTTCGTTTCAACAATCACTTATTAAAGTGATAATAGAAGACAGAAAATTCGGAGAGATGATTATCGATGTAATCGAGAGCAAATATTTTGATAATGTATCATTTAAATACATTATGGAAAATCTAAAGGAGTTGTGGAAGACCTATGATAAAATTCCAGATTATCATACTATGGCGCAGAAAATCATGGCCGAGAATGGTGCGAATTCAAATTCTAAAATGCATATCGACACTTTAGAAGCCATAAAAAATAATGAGCAACAAAATGACCTAGTAAAGGATACTGCTCTTAATTTCTGTAAGCAACAAAACCTTAAAAAGGAACTAAAGAATGTAAATAACATTATTGATAATGGTGATTTTGAGTCGTACAACAAAATAGAAGAAATCATTAAAAAAGCACTACAAGTAGGATTACAAGATGATGAAGCTGACGATGTTTTTGCTAATATAGATGATGCGTTAGAAAAGGATTTTAGACAACCCATACCAACAGGAATTGTGGGTGTTGATAATGTATTAAAGGGTGGATTAGGTATTGGTGAGCTAGGTGTTGTATTGGCACCAACAGGTACAGGTAAGACAACGTTATTAACCAAATTTGCGAATACAGCATATAACATGGGTCACCACGTTGTGCAGATATTCTTTGAAGATAATCCGGGTAACATTAAAAGAAAGCATTACACTATCTGGTCAAACATTACCCCTGATGAACAACCTGAATTTAAGGATGAGGTTAAGAAGGCGGTAGACGAAGCTCAAGCACGTTCTAAAGGTTCTTTAAGACTTTTGAAGTTGGCTAGTGATAATGTGACAATTACAGAAATAAAAAATAAAATAAGAAAAATTAATTCTGAAAGTCCAAGTAACATTGATTTATTGATTATTGACTACGTGGATTGTATTTCAGCTGAAAGATCTGTAAATGGAGAAGAATGGAAGGGTGAAGGTTCTATTATGCGAAGCTTAGAATCTATGACAGGGGAATTTGGAATGGCAATTTGGACGGCAACACAAGGTAATCGTGAATCAATTTCATCTGAAGTTGTAACTGGTGACCAGATGGGAGGTTCAATTAAGAAGGCACAAATCGCACACGTAATATTATCTATTGGTAAAACATTAGAACAAAAAGAACATAATTTAGCTACATTAACATTACTTAAATCACGTATTGGTAAGGATGGAATTATATGGCAAAATTGTAAATTTAACAACGAATTTTTAGTTATTGATACCGAATCACAAAATACACTTCTAGGACACGAAGAACAGAAGACACAAGACAGAGCTGCTCGAACTGCCGATATATACAGGAAGGCACAGCAGAAGAAAGGTACCGTAACACAATAACACATAAAACTTAAAAGGAACAAAAAACGATGCAGAAAGGTAAAAAATTTCTGAGTGATCTTAAATTGCACTCAGATTATTTCAAATGGAAAGAAAAAGAACAAAGGTATGAGACATGGGAAGATGCCTGCGAAAACATAATTGATGGTCATAGAAAAAAATATGAAACTATTGGCTCGGCCGTAGAACCATATCTAGAAAGTGCGCTTGAGAGCATGAAAGAACAATCTGTATTAGCATCACAAAGAAATTTGCAATACAGGCACGACCAAATTATGAAACATAATACGAGGATGTTTAACTGTACTTCAGGTCACATTGCTCGTAATAGAGTGTTTCAAGAAATATTTTATTTAGCATTGTCTGGTTGTGGATTTGGCGGAGGCTTATCAATTCCTTTTGTAAATAATTTAAGTCGACTACAAAAAAGAACTTTGGGAACTAAGACCTTTTATATTGAAGATTCAATTGAAGGATGGTCAGATTCTTTAGGTGTTTTAATGTCATCTTATTTTGTAGATGAACAACCATTTCCAGAATATGCTGGTTATGAAATTAAATTTGATTATTCGTACATTAGAGAAAAAGGCGCGTTCATCAGTGGTGGATTCAAAGCCCCTGGTCCAGAAGGTTTAAAACAATCACTAGAAAAAATTGAAACGTTAATTGAAAAATGGATTGCTAATGAAGGTGAAAAAATTAGACCAATTTTAGCGTTTGATATTATTTGTCACTCAGCTGATGCTGTGTTGTCTGGTGGTGTTAGACGTTCAGCTTTGAATATGATTGTTGACCCTAACGATGATGAGATGATTCACGCTAAGACAGGTAATTGGAGAATGGAAAACCCACAAAGAGGTCGTAGTAATAACTCAGTGTTATTATTGAGAAGCGAAGTTAATAAAGAACAATTTAATTACTTAGTACAATTAAACGATGGTGCAAATGATATTGGTTTCGTATTTGCAAATAGTTGGTTTGATATGTTTAATCCATGTTTTGAAATTTTAAAAATACCAGTATTAGATACAATCGATTTTGGTAAAATAAAATACGATGAAGTAGAACAATATGTTAAAGATAATAAATCTAAGTTTGGAATTCAAGGTTGTAACTTAACAGAAATCAATGCTGAAAAGGCAACAACAAAAGAGAAATTTTTAAAAGCTTGTAAGGATGCGTCTATTTTAGGTACATTACAAGCAGGCTATACAGAGTTTCCGTATTTGGGTGAAACAAGTAAAGAGATTTTTAAAAGAGAAGCATTATTAGGTGTTAGTATTACAGGATGGATGAATAATCCAAAATTGTTTAATGCTGAATTATTAGAAGAAGGGGCACAGGTTGTTAAAGACACAAACAAAGAAGTTGCGGCTGTTATTGGAATTAACCAAGCGGCAAGAACAACATGTGTTAAACCATCAGGTAACGCATCTGTTGTATTAGGAACTGCTTCAGGAATTCATCCAGAACATTCTGAAAAGTATTTCCGTATTATGCAATTAAATAAAGAAAGTAATACAGCAAAATGGTTAGAAGAAAATATGGCGTTCTTATTAGAAGAAAGCGTATGGTCATCAACCAAGAGCGACTATGTTGTATTTGTTCCTGTTGAAAATCCAAAAGTAGGGTTGTTTAAAAAAGATATGAAAGGCATCAAACACCTTGAGTTAATCAAGTTAGTTCAACAACATTGGGTAAACGCGGGTACAAATCCTGAGTTATGTGCTTACATGCCTGTTAATCATAATACATCTTGTACTGTTATCATTGATGATAAAGATGCAATTGTTGATTATATTTGGGAACAAAGAGATTTCTTCACTGCGGTGAGCTTTATGTCAGACTATGGTGACAAGGATTTTAACCAAGCGCCATTCACTTCAGTACTAAATCTTGATGAGTTAGTTGAAACATATGGTAAAGGGTCTGTATTGGCCTCTGGTTTGATTATAGACGGGTTACATTACTTTAATCAAAACTTATGGTTAGCTACAGAACACTTACTTGATGACACTATTCTCGCTACAGGAACAAGAGAACAAGTTTTATTAAAGAAATATTGGATTTCAAGATCAAAGAAATTTGCAAAGAATTACTTCAAAGGTGATTTAAAGAAAATGGTATATTGTTTAAAAGATGTACATTTATTCTATAAGTGGGAAACTATCACTCGTCAGTTTAAAGAAGTTAATTTTGGTGAAATTCTAAATAAACCTCAATATAAGAGCATCTCAGATTTTGCAGCTCAAGCTTGTAGCGGTGCTTCTTGCGACGTAACAAGTATATAATGAAAGAAGGGGTTGATTACATTATAGAGGAGGGGTCAGGACTAATGGTTCTGACTTCTCTTTTTTTATTAAACAGGGGCTATTGTTGTGGTAATAAATGTAAAAATTGTCCCTATGAACCGGTCCATATTAAAGGTAATATAAAACCAAAAGAAGATACATAACCATTTTATGAATTATTATATTTATAGATATGACGACATATGGTATCGACTTCCCATTTAGGGATTCATTAAAGGGCGATTATTTAGGAATGACAGAAACACCTGAAAGGGAAGTTAGAGCAAACCTAATACATTTATTACTTACTAGAAGGGGTAGTAGATATTACTTACCGGATTTTGGTACTAGATTGTATGAATTTATTTTTGACCAAAATGATTTAATAACATTTAACTTAATTGAAGATGAGATTAGAACATCGGTTAAAACATATATTCCAAATCTAGACATAAACACAATTCAAGTAATGTCAGCTGAAGACGACCCTGATGAAATCAAAACGTTTAAACAAGGTGAAGATGAACGTTTATTTAGAGTTTCAGATGCATCAAATAAACCATACACAGCAAAAGTTAAAATAGACTATACAGTTAATAACGGAGCATTTTCAACTTCTGATTTCATAATAATTAATATATAATGGCTAAAAAAATAACATACGGAGTAAGAGATTTCGCTGGTTTGAGAAATGAATTAGTTAGTTTTACTAAACAATACTACCCAGACTTAGTTCAAAATTTCAATGACGCTTCAATTTATTCAGTTTTACTGGATATAAATGCTGCAGTAGCAGATAACTTACACTTTCATATTGATAGAGTATGGCAAGAAACGATGTTGGATTTTGCACAACAAAAACAATCATTGTTCCATATCGCAAAAACATATGGAATTAAAATACCGGGTGTTAGACCATCGGTAGCCTTATGTGATTTTTCAATAGACGTACCAGTAAAGGGTGATAAAGAAGATGAAAGCTACTTAGGTGTTTTAAGATCAGGAGCACAAATTTCCGGTGGAGGACAAATTTTTGAAACAATAGATGACATTGATTTTGCTAACCCATTTAATAATAAAGGTGAACCAAATAGAATTAAAATACCAAATTTTGATGCTAATAACAAATTAACAAAATATACCATAACAAAAAGAGAAGCAGTAGTTAATGGTGTTACAAAAATTTTTAGGAGAGTTATTACAGATGTAGACCAAAAACCATTTTTAAAAGTTTATTTACCAGAACAAAATGTTTTAGGTGTTACATCAATAATTCATAAAGATGGTACAACATTTTTCTCTAACCCAACTTATTCTGAATTTGCGGATGAATCAAATAAATGGTATGAAGTTAAATCCTTGATAGAAGATAAAGTATTCGTGACAGACCCTACGGCAGTTTCAGATACCGCGAATTTTAAAGCTGGTACATACAAATCAGTAAGTAAGAAATTTGTAACAGAATATACCCCTGAAAATTACTTTTCAGTAACGTTTGGTTCAGGTAACGTAAATCCGATGGACAATTTGGATAATTTTATGGCTGGTGAAATGAAAGTTAGTTTAGCGTCATATCTTAATAATATGTCATTAGGTGAAATACCTAGAGGTGGAACAACTTTATTTATAAAATATAGAGTAGGTGGTGGAAAAGAAACCAATTTGGGTGTTAATATTATCAATAGCGTTGATTCGTTAGAATTTATTGTTAATGGTAAAAATACTACAACAAACACACAAGTCATAAATTCACTAAGAGTTACAAATATCACACCTGCTGTTGGTGGTGCAGACCAACCTACGATTGAAGAAATTCGTAATATGGTTTCATATAATTTTGCTGCACAGAATAGAGCGGTTACATTAAATGACTACAAATCATTAATTGAAAACATGCCATCAACATATGGTGCACCAGCAAAAGTAAATGTGATGGAAGAGGACAATAAAGTAAAAATAAAATTATTATCCTATGACGAAAACGGAAATCTAACTGATTTAGTTTCTAGCACATTAAAAAACAATATTTTAGATTTTCTTTCTGAATATAAAATGATTAATGATTTTATCGATATTGCGAGCGGTGAAGTGGTTGATATGAGATTGGAAATTGATTTAGCGGTAAACAAAAATGAAAACCAAACTGACATTATTCAAACTGTAATTCAGAATGTAACACAATATTTTGATTATGGTAAAAGAAAAATGGGAGACCCACTTTTAGTTGGTGGGTTACATAATATTATTGGTAATGTTAGTGGTGTTGAAAACGTAATAGAAATACGCGTTTATAATAATATAGGTGGTCAGTATTCATCAGCACAAGTAGCACAAAAATATAAAGACAATCAAACTAAAGAAATTCAGCAGTTGGATAACACGATATACATGAAGTCAAATCAGATATATCAAATTAGATTTCCAAATAAAGATATCAAGGTAAGGGTTAAGACTTTAGGAACCACTACATTTTAATTGATTTTTTAGTTATAATAGTAGAAAATAATATAGTTTCTATTTATTATAAGAATGCAAAAACACAGGATTTCAACAAATTTAGGTAAGGATCAAAAGATAAACGTTGAATTGAAACAAGATTTCGACGTGCTTGAGATTTTATCCCTAAAATTTTCACAAGAACAGATTTACACATCAGGTTGTGCGGATTATGGTGTTATTTGCGGTAGGGTAACAGCAAATAATGGTTTTGGCTTAGGTAACGCTAGAGTCTCTATTTTTGTGCCATTAGACGACGCTGATGCTGATAATCCAGTTATCTCTGCATTATACCCATACAGAGAATATAATGACAAGAATGCTGATGGATATCGTTATAATTTATTACCATCTAGACAACAACATGGTGGTCATACAGCAACCGGAACATTTTTTGACCAAACAGATATATTACAAAGAGAGGAAGTTTTAGAAGTTTTTGAAAAATATTACAATTATACAGTAAAAACTAATGATGCTGGTGACTTTATGATTTGGGGTGTACCAATTGGTAATCACCAATTACACGTCGATATTGACCTTTCAGACATCGGTTGTTTTTCTTTGAGACCGCAAGATTTAATTAGATTAGGAAGAAGTGTTGATAATTTTAAAAATGATTACACATTTAAAGATTCAAATGACTTAGATTCATTACCACAGATTGTTTCGTTTGACAGAAATATTGAGGTTTATCCTTTTTGGGGTAATGAAAGCTTATGTGAAATAGCAATTACAAGAGCAGATTTTGACACATCTGATTTAGGTATTAGAATACAACCAAATGCATATGTAATTGGTGGTATCTATACCGATAGTGGTAAAAATGCAATTAACAAGAATTGTACACCAAAAGCTAAAATGGGTAGAAAATGTGACTTAACTGCAAAATCAGGTAAGATTGAAGCAATACGATTTACGCCGCATAGAGATGAAAATAGTAGACCATATTTACAATATCTTCCACTTGACGAAAGCATAGGAGACGACGGCGGTTTTGTTTTACCATTACCAATGAATATGGATTATGTTGTAACTAATGAGTTTGGTGAAAACGAAATTACAAATGACCCAAATAAAGGTATACCAACATCAGGTTGTTACCGTCTAAGAATTGATTTAAACGATAATGATTTATCAAGGGCAAGATTAAATGCGGATTATTTAATACCAAATATTAGAGAGTATCAAAACGATATTGATAGTTCATATTATTTCGGTACAGAATGGAGTGGTTATCCACAAAATGCTGTTAGTACTAATTCTGATTACGGAATTTTGTATAACCAAAATGGAGAATTTTATCCACGAGATTATTTTTATAGATTTAATTATAATAAAGTTTATACTGTATCATCTTTACAATCTTCATATGTTAATAATGGTGTAATTGGAAAAAATCAATATCTAGGATTGAAAGAATTGGTTCCGAGTGAAGAAGAGGATTGTAGCGAAAACGTAACACCACCAGTAAACTTTGGAACTAAAAATTATACGTTTACATTATTAATTGCTGATTTTTTATTGGCTTTAGATTACATAATTAAATGGGTGGTACTTCAGGCGTTAAATTTTTTAGTAAAAGATGTTTTAGGTCCGCTTGGTGAAATTATAATTGATCTCGGAGGAGGACGAGGAATAAGAAGAGCGGCAAGTTTATTACAAATTAACAATACAACTAAATTAAGTTTAGTTAATTATCCAGAATGTGAAGAATGTTCAGCTGAGGACATAACGGTTGGGGGTGGTGGTGATACAGCACCTTTAGTTAATTGTAAAGTGGCAGAAATTAGATTAACGGGAATTACAACAAACGCTTACGATAGAATCATAACATTAGGTAATAGTATCGATAACATAACAGGAACAACAAGTAATTCGTATTGTATTAGTCAAGGTGCAACAGCCGTTAATGATTTTTCAGAATTAACGAGTGACCAAACTCAGTATGCAATTCAATATGGTGATAGAATAATGTTCCTTGACCCTTCATTAGGCGGTTCATATATCTATGAAGAAGATGGTGTTTTTAAATTAAATGATAGAGATTTTATTTTTAATCAAAATATTGGATACCTTGTTAATGTTAGAAAAATTGGTGTATTTGAAACCGAACCATCAATATCAGGAGCAACTGAATCAGGCTGTGAATTATATGACACATTATATGACGAGTCATTAGCAACAGGTTATTTTGTAACTTCAGGTAATACGAGAGTATATAAACCAACATTTTTAGCGGGATATAATGTAGAATCAACATTAATTTCTGGTAACGCAACAGGCGTAACAGGAAACGCTCCATATGGTCCACCAATTAATGGATTAGCACAATGTAGAGATATGGAAAGTGAAGTTTTTTATTTACATACTGCAACACCAAGTAAAAGAAGTGAATTTTCAAATGGAGTTTTCTACATTGTACCGGGCACACAATCATCAGCAAGATTAACTGGAATTTTAAAAGAATATTATAGAAGGAAGAGAGTTGGTAAAATGTTTTGTGGTGGAATTGTTAATTATAGTTTCATTGATAACTGGTTATCAGGCTCATTATATTTCTTTCAATTCAAAGCAAAAAATGTAACCAGTGGAATAGAGACAGCAATCAAATATTGTAGAAATGTTGTTAGATATGTTGTAGAACAAAATAGATTTTATTATCGTTCTGCATTTAGTAGTAGTGATGGCTTAACATTTACAAGACAAAATAATATACTTGGATTTCCAACAACTTTTGTTGATTTGGGTCCAAGAGATGAATTTATAAAAGAAATTTGTGTTGATAAAAACTTAGACCCAAATTGTTCTGTATCACGTTCTATTGGTGCCACATCATTTAAAAGTTTTGGTGAACTAATGGGTTTAGCAATTAACTATAGAATGGACACAAGTAAT